ACTTTATCCAGTTGAATTTTGTTGCAGTTGGAACTGGTGTTAATTTCTCAACAATTACCACTACAACAGCTTAATAAATAAGAACAAATAGGAGAATAAAATGGCATTTCAAATTAGCGATTTCACAACACGCCTAACAGGCGATGGCGCACGCCCAAATTTGTTCCAGGTAAGTATTCCAAATATTCCAACTGGACAAAATGCACCTGGTGCTAATCCTGCGGCTGGCAGTTCAAGCACATCTTTGTCTTTCTTGGCAAAGGCTGCTCAACTTCCAGGTTCTACATTGGGTGTTGTCCCAATGTATTACTTTGGTCGTGAAGTAAAGTTTGCTGGCAACAGAACATTTGCTGATTGGACAGTTACAATTGTTAACGATGAAAACTTCATCATTCGCAATTCTATTGAAGCCTGGATGAACTATATCAATAGTAATCAAGGTAACTTGAGAGGTACATCCGTACAAGCAAATAACTTCAACACCTCACAAGCATTAGGTTATACATCTGATGCTCACGTTTACCAGTATGCAAAAACTGGTGGCAATGATGGTTTGGCTGGTGCTATTAAGGCATACGACTTTGTAGGTATGTTCCCAGTTGATATGTCTCCAATCGATTTAGATTGGGGAACAAATGATACTATTGAAGAATTCACAGTAACATTTGCATACCAATACTGGACATCTACAAATACTACTGTTACTACATCTTAATTTTGTCGAGGGGATTACGGTCCCCTTTTATGTGTTTTTGAACTGATAACTGGAAAAATATGGCCCAAAAGTTTAGTCTATTTGGTTTTACTATTTCTCGTCAAGAGGAAGAAGAAAACAAAGCAACGCAACAATCGTTCAGTCCACCACCGAGCGATGATGGTGCGTTAACAATTACTTCTGCGGCCTATTATGGTACGTATGTTGACTTAGACGGTACTGCAAAAAACGAGGTAGAACTCATATCTCGTTACCGTGAAATGGCTATGCAGCCTGAAATTGAATCGGCTATTGACGATATTGTCAATGAAGCGATTTGCCAAGATGATGACGGTAAGATTATTCAAATTGTTTTAGACGATTTGGATGTTCCAGATAAAATTAAAAAAGTTATTAAAACAGAATTTCATACTATCTTGCGTTTGTTGAACTATACCAACATGGCTCAAGATATTTTCCGTAGATATTATATTGACGGAAAGTTATATTATCATATTATTGTAGACAAAGAAAATCCTACAACCGGAATTAAAGAACTACGTTACGTTGATCCACGCAAGATGCGTAAGATTCGTGAAATTAAGAAACAAAAAGACGAACGTACCGGTGTAGAGGTAATGAATGTTGTTAATGAATATTACATCTACAATGATAAAGTTACGACAGGCACTTCAACCAATTATGGGCCTGTTGGTACCAGAATTACTACCGACTCTGTTATTTCTGTGGTTAGTGGACTTATGGATAGTCGCCGTGCGGTTGTATTATCTTACCTGCACAAAGCAATTAAGCCATTGAATCAGTTGCGTATGATTGAAGATGCGACAGTTATCTATCGTATCTCTCGTGCACCAGAACGTAGAATTTTCTATATTGACGTTGGTAATTTGCCTAAATTGAAGGCAGAACAATACCTACGTGATATTATGGTTAAGTATAAAAACAAACTTGTCTATGATGCAAATACAGGTGAAGTCCGTGATGACCGTAAGTTCTTATCCATGATGGAAGACTTCTGGTTGCCACGTAGAGAAGGTGGCAAAGGTACAGAGATTACTACACTACCAGGTGGACAGAACCTAGGTGAGTTGGAAGACGTTAAATACTTTGAGAAGAAACTGTATAAATCATTGAACGTTCCAGTCTCCAGACTTGATCCTAACCAATCCGGGTTCTCTTTAGGTCGTGTTGGTGAAATCACAAGAGATGAGTTGAAGTTTGCTAAGTTTGTTGCTCGTATGCGTAACAAGTTTTCTGACTTGTTCCATCAAGCGCTAAGAGTTCAGTTGGTACTTAAAGGTGTTTGTACTAATGAAGAATGGGATCAATTTAAAGAACACGTACACTATAGTTTTATCAAAGATAATAACTTCAGTGAACTTAAAGATGCTGAACTGATGACACAAAGATTGCAATTGTTAAGTTCAGTTGACCCATATACTGGCCGTTATTTTTCACAAGCTTGGATTCAACGCAATGTGTTGAGACTAAATGATGATGAAATCAAGATTATGCAAGACGAGATTGAAGAAGAAAAAGAAGCAGGTATTGGTTTGCCAGTTCAAGTTACAAATGATGTTGCACAACAACAAATGTTGTCACAAATACAAATGGACGGTGCAGAACACCAAAATGAACTAGATATGAAATTGGATCAAAGTAAAGAAAAGAATCCAGAAAAAGTGGATGAAGGTTATAAACCAGTTTTAAATGTTGTTAAAAAATTAATCAACGGTTAATAGGAGACCAAAATGAACGCAAGAGACCTAATCGATTACGCAGTAAGTGATGACGCAGTTAATTTTAGAGCAGAACTGTATGCTGGAATTCATGACCGTGTAACTGCACACATTGAAGCCAAGAAACAAGAAATTGCTCAAGGTTTATTGAACCAAGAAGAAATGATGCCAACAAAGAAAATGAAAAAAGAAGAAGAAAAATGGCACATGAAAAAAGAAGAAGAAAAGCCAAAGCACGGCATGAGTGAAGAAGAAGATGAAGAAGAAAAAATGAAAATGAAGAAAGAAAAAATGAAAAAAGAAGGTTATTAATCCTTCACTATAAATAGATAATAATTTAAGAATAGAGAATCATGGCTGCACCAAAAATCACATATCAAGTTTTAAGAGACACCCAAACAGATACAGTTATTAAATTAACTGGGTCGTTTGACGGCACCTCTCAGGAAGCAAATGGCTCTCGTATTCAAGCAAACACACTTGCTTTTGCTTTGGATGCCAATGGTGCACAATTACATTCTGCACAAAGTTTAAGTAATACTGCATTAAGTTATTATGATTTACAATTGACTGGCGTTAAATACTTTGTCAATTTTCCAACAAATACCGTTGGTGGTGTAGAGTTATATTGGAATGGAGCAGGTTCAAGCTTCAATGCTCAATATGCTAACTCGGCAACAATTTTACATTTAAACGGACAAGGTGAGTTTGGTTTAGGTGAACAATTGCCATCTATTTTGAATAATTCTGGAAATACTGCCATAGCAAATAGTTCTGGTAATGGTGATTTAGGTGTTACAACAGTGGGTGCATCAGCTAACTCAGCATATACATTGATTCTTACTTTGCGTAAAAACAACCAAATGTATGCTCGTGGCCAGTTCCAAGATCCGGCAGCATTCAACTACAGACCATACAACGTTACGCCGTAAAAATAGGAACAAACATGGCAAATGTATACACATATCAAGTTTTAAGAGATACCACAGAAAAGGCAGTTATTAAACTTACTGCCAATTTTGATGGTACTGGACAAGAATCTAACGCATATCGCATTCAAGCAAATACTTTATCTGGCGCATTAACAAGTAATAACAATATTATTCCAAACGGAACACCTTTGAGTTATTATGGTTTAACTGTAACTAGAATTGGTTACAACATTGCATCTCAACAAAAAGGATATGTTGAATTGTTTTGGACTGGCAACGGTGCAGCAAATAATGTGCCTATCATGAATATGGACCTTTGCGGTGAATATTCAGAAGACCAAGGTATGGTTTCTATTCCAAATAATGCAGTTGGTGCAACAGGTGACATCGGCGTTCAAACTATTGGTTTGGTAGCAAATTGCGCTTACACACTAATTATTGAGTTGCGTAAACAAAACGAATACTATCAACGTGGTCAATTTAATGATCCTGCTGCATTCAACTATAGACCATACAACGTAACACCATAATAGGTACAATAATGAAACTCATTAAAGAAATCAACGAAACAGTCAACTATCTGACAGAAGGTGCAGATGGTAAAAAAGAACTGTACATAGAGGGTCCATTCCTTGTTGCTGAAAAGAAAAACAAAAATGGCCGCCTATACGAATACAATACGATGAAAAAAGAAGTTCATCGTTACACAGAAGAATACATCAACAAGCACCGTGCTTTTGGTGAACTAGGACATCCAGATTCTCCAACCATTAACTTAGACCGTGTATCACACATGATTGTTGGTTTACGTGAAGACGGTAATCAATGGATTGGTAAAGCAAAAATTTTAGAAACTCCAATGGGTCAAATTGCTCGTCAACTTATTGAAGGCGGTGCACAACTAGGAGTTTCTTCAAGAGGTATGGGTTCATTGAAAAATGTTAACGGTGTTAATGTTGTTCAACCCGACTTTTATCTAGCCACAGCGGCGGATATTGTAGCAGACCCTTCTGCGCCTGGAGCATTTGTTCAAGGCATTATGGAAGGAAAAGAATGGATGTTGGTAAATGGTGTTTGGACTGAAGTAGAACACGCACAAGCGATTAGAGAAATCAAATCAGCATCACGTGCGGATGTCGAAGCAGTAAGTCTTCGCATATTTGAAAACTTCATGAAAAAACTATAACCTATAAATATTCAATACAAAATCAAGGAGATTTTTAAATGTCAAAAAGATTCAATCTGTCAGAAGCCGCTAAAGCAGTATTAGGTGAAGGTTCTAAAGAAACCTTTGATTCTAATATTATGGCAAAAAGAGGTATGCGTGGCCAAGATGCTCACAAAAAAGGTGAAGTTGGTGACGATAGACTTCAAGCATCAGTAGCCTATGGCGAAAAAGATGCAGGTATTATTGGTCATTCACCAGAAGTTAATGATGATGAATTGCCAGATTACCTAAAAGGTACTCCAAGCGCAACTCCTCCAGGTGCAACACCACCTGTTGGTTCTGAAAAGAACGACCAACACTTAGGTACAGTTGGTTACAATACATATTCTGGTCAACCACAACAAACTATGGGTCGTAAAGACGTTATGCACCCAACTACTGTTGCAACAATGACTAACCATATTGACCAAATTCGTGACCGTATTGCAGGTAAATTGCCAGCAAACACATTCGGCATGAACAAAGGTTCTACATTCCAGCACTATGATGGTTCACAAACAGCAGGTTCACAAGCACAACACGTTAACATGGAAGCATTAGATATGTCTGATGACGTTCGTGCATTGTTGGCTGGTGAAAACCTATCAGAAGAATTTGCTGCTAAAGCAACTACAATTTTTGAAGCTGCCGTTGCTGCTCGTATTCAAGTTATTGCTGAACAAGTTGAGTCTAACTTGGTAGAACAATTCAATGAAGCCGTAGAACAAGTTAAAGAAGATTTGGCATCCAAAGTTGATGACTATCTAAACTATATGGCTGAAGAATGGATGAAAGAAAACGAATTGGCCGTAGAATCTGGTCTACGTGCTGAAATTGCTGAAGACTTTATCGGCGCTCTACGCAATGTATTTGTTGAACATTACATTGATATTCCTGAAGACAAAGTTGATGTTGTTGCCGAAATGGCAGACAAAGTGTCTGAATTGGAATCTCAATTGAATGAACAAATCAACCGTAGCGTTGAAATGTCTAAAGAATTAAACGAACATAAAAAAATTGAGGCTATCTACGCAGTGTGTGAAGGCCTATCGCAAACTCAAGTAGAAAAATTGAAATCACTCGCAGAGGGTGTGGAATTTACTACTGAAGAAGAATTTGCGGCAAAGTTGTCAACATTAGTTGAATCTTATTTCAACGTTGACGTAAAAGTTGCAGACAATTCTGCTTTAGATGATGAAGTCCACATTGAAGAAGACAAAAAGACTACTAAGTCTTTGGATCCTTTGATGGAACAAGTCGTTGGCATTCTTAATAAAAGAGTGTAATCAATAAAAATTTAAGTTAAACAATAGGAGACATTCACATGTTCATGACAGAAGAACTACAAAAGAAATGGGAACCAATCTTGGAACACCCAGAATTGGAATCCATTAAAGACCCATACAAAAGAAGCGTTACCGCTCTAGTATTGGAAAACCAAGCACAAGCGATGGCTCAAGACCGTCGTATGTTGAACGAAACTGCATCCGATCCAGGTCCAACTAACGTTACTGGTTCTGGTATCAGCAACTTCGACCCAATCTTAATCAGTTTGGTTCGCCGTTCATTGCCTAACTTGATTGCTTATGACGTTGCAGGCGTTCAGCCAATGACAGGTCCTACAGGCCTAATCTTCGCAATGCGTGCTCGTTACAGCAACCAACAAGGTTCTGAAGCTTTTTATAACGAAGCTAACACAATCTTCTCTGGTAACACTTCTTATACCAACTACGGTTCTACCTACGGTGGTCAACAAGCTTTCAGAGGTGATGCTGCTGGTGTAAGCGATACATTGTCTAACACACAAACAGCAGTTGCTGGTGCTAACACAATCACAACTGGTACTGCTATGCCAACAAGCATTGCTGAATACCTAGGTTCTGATGCTAACGCAGTGTTCCAACAAATGGCATTCTCTATCGAGAAAGTTACTGTTACTGCATCTAGCCGTGCATTGAAAGCTGAATATTCTCTAGAACTAGCACAAGACTTGAAAGCAATTCACGGCCTTGACGCTGAAACAGAATTGTCTAACATTCTGTCTACAGAAATTCTTGCTGAAATTAACCGAGAAGTTATCCGTACAATCTATACAACTGCTAAGATTGGTGCTCAATACGGTACAACAACAGCTGGTTACTTTGACTTGGATACAGACTCCAACGGTCGTTGGTCTGTTGAACGTTTCAAAGGTTTGATTTTCCAAATCGAACGTGATGCTAACGTTATTGCAAAACAAACTCGTAGAGGCAAAGGTAACGTTCTGATTGTTTCTTCAGACGTTGCTTCCGCTATGGCTATGGCTGGTGTGTTGTCTTACACTCCATCCCTACAAGCTGACCTACAAGTTGACGATACAGGCAATACATTTGCTGGTATGTTGCATGGTCGTATCAAAGTGTACATCGATCCATATTATGGTGGTTACACATCTAACCAAGAATTAGTTACAATCGGTTATAAAGGTTCTTCGCCTTATGACGCTGGTTTGTTCTACTGCCCATACGTTCCTCTACAAATGGTTCGTGCAGTTGACCAATTCACCTTCCAACCAAAAATTGGTTTCAAAACCCGTTACGGTATGGTTGCAAACCCATTTGCAGAAGGTCTAACAGCTGGTAACGGTCGTTTAGATGCACAATCTAACGTTTACTACCGTCTATTCGCTGTCAAGAACTTGATGTAATTGACAAAACCACCGCAGAGTGGTACTTTAAAAGGGAACAATTTTTGTTCCCTTTTTTTGTCTTTACACTTTGTCATTATTCGGAAACATTGATCCTACCTAAATATTTGGGTATGGAGAGTTTCCGTACCACTTTATAAAGGAGTTATTATGTCTACAGTAGTCGTTACAGTTGTTTCTCAAGAACAACAATTTCCAGCCGGCACAGAAACAGCCGGTATCAAAGTTACTTTGGCTGGTGCACCAGACCAAGTTTTAACAGCAGCACCATATGTTGCTACATTTGAAAATGTTGAAGCAGGCGAATTTGCTATTACAGCACAAACATTTGATAAATCTGGTAATGCTTTGGGTGCACAAATCACAGGTTCAGTTACAATTGCAGCTCCAGCGCCAGCAGTAGAACCTGCACCAGCAGAAGTTGTTGATGCCGTTGCAGCAGTTGTAGCAGCACCAGCAGCAACACCAGAAGAAACCGCAGCTGCTGTTCAAGCAGTTGTAGATGCTTCTCCTGCAGCTGACCATCCAGAAGCTGCCGCAGTTGTTACAGCAGTTGCAACAGCACAAGCTGAAGCACCAGCAATTGAAGAACCAACAGCAGCCGCAGCAGCTACAGCCGCAGTCGCAGCAGTTGCAACAGCACCAGCAGAAACAGTTACAAGTCCTGAAGCAGTTACAGCAGCAATCGTTGCCGCAGTTGCAGCAGCACCAGCAGTAACTGATCCAGCAGCACAAGAACAAGCCGCAGCAGCAGTTGCAGCCGTTGTTACTGCCGCTACAGGTACAGAACCAACACCAGAAACTACAGCAGCAATTGCCACAGCAGTTGCAGCAGAACCAACTCCTGCACCAGCAGTTGAAGTTTCTGTTGATGTTCCTGCTTCATTGTCTGTTGAAGTAAAGTAATATGATTAGATATATCATGGAACTAATTAAAGAATTTATTCAAAAATTAGTTCAAAGGTTTGTAAAACAACCTGTAAAAATTGATGTGCCTGTGTCTTTTACTACGCAGATAAAGTAAAAAAAGAACCGCCTTCGGGCGGTTTTTTGGTGTCCTAAATAGATGTATGACAGCATTAAACAGAACACCAGCTAACACCAATTTTTTACAACCGTCAAAATTTATATTGGCATTCAATAGACTGCCAACGGTTCAGTATTTCTGCCAGGAAGCAAACTTACCTGGTGCAAGCATCGGTACAACCGAATTCAATACACCATTAGTGAATGTTCCTATTGCAGGAACCAAAATTAATTACAATGAATTCAATGTTACTTTTATGGTTGATGAACAAGCTCAGTCTTGGATTGAGTTATATAAATGGATGTTAGCCATTGCATCACCAAAAAGTTTGGCTGATAGAGCACTGAATAATCAGTTACAAAACACATTTACGGCAACAGATAGTTATTATTCTGATTCAAATTTGACCGTAATGTCAGCACTAAATAATCCATTGATTAGTATAAAATTTCATAGAATGTTTCCGGTCTCATTGTCGGATATTCAGTTTGACACAAAAGAGTCTGCTGACACAATCATAACAGCAAATGCAACATTCAGATACGAATACTTTGATATAGAAAATTATTAACTTTACTTTTATATTATGAACAAACTTGATGAAATCTTAAAGTCCTGGGAATCTGACGCCGATATTGACCAAACGGAACCCGGCAAAGAACTCCTAAAAATCCCAAAACTACACAGTAAGTACATTGACGTTCTGATTAAGAATAAAATGGCTGCAAAGAAAGCCAACTTTGATTACTTGCGTATGCGTAAACTCAAATGGGAATACTATACAGGCAAAATGTCACAAGAAGAATTGGATGAACAAGGTTGGGAGCCATTCCGATTCACACTCAAGTCTGACATTTCATTTTACCTAGAATCTGACCAAGACCTAATCAAACTACTAGAAAAAAAGATTTACCATGAAGAAGTGGTAACCGTGGTAGAGTCTATCATGGGTGAAATCAAACAACGTGCATGGGAATTGAAGTCTTATATTGATTGGGAGAGATTCATTGGAGGACAATAAAGAACACCTAGAGATAACCAAAGTTAATGAGGTTTATCTCAAAGTAAAATGTGAACGTCATGTGGCGCAAGAATTGTCAGACTTCTTCACATTTTTTGTACCAGGCCATCAATTTGTTCCAGCATTCAGAAACAGAATCTGGGATGGCAAGATTCGTTTGTTTGACCTGAGAAACAACAATCTTTACATTGGTCTATTAAGATACCTTGAAGAATTTTGCACCGAAAGAGATTATGCGTTCTCACACAACTTTGTGGAAGATGAATTCTCTTTATATCATGCTAAGAAGTTTATTGAAACTCTAGGTCTACCATTTGAGGTTCACGATCACCAAATAAATGCATTTATTCATGCAATGCAAAGTCGCCGTGCAATGCTTATTTCACCAACGGCTTCAGGTAAATCTTTAATCATTTATATGTTGGTGAGACAACTATTTGATTATCAACAACTCAAAGGCCTTATTATTGTACCAACAACATCTTTGGTTGAACAACTTTCTAAAGATTTTGAAGACTATGGCTGGGATTCTGAAAAAAATGTACACAAAATATATCAGGGTAAAGAAAAACACACCGATTTACCTGTAACTATCTCCACATGGCAGTCATTGTATAAAATGCCTACACAATACTTTGAACAGTTTGATTATATCATTGGTGATGAAGCACACTTATTCAAGGCACAATCATTAACTTCAATTCTTACTGCATGTATCAATACCAAATATCGCATAGGACTTACTGGAACACTTGATGGTACTAAAACACACAAGTTAGTATTAGAGGGTTTATTTGGGCCAGTGGAGAAAGTAATCACCACTAAGGAGATGATTGATAAGAAGATTGCTTCTTCTTTTGAAATTAAATGCTTGATATTGAAACATCCTGAAGATGTTTGTGATGAAATGAAGAAGGCAGATTATCAAGAAGAAATTCAGTACCTAATTGCATGTGAGGCTAGAAATAAATTCATTAAAAATCTAGCGGTTAGTTTAGGTAATAATACATTAATATTATATCAAATGGTTGATAAACATGGCAAGCTCCTGTATAATATGATTAAGAATACGGAGAAGATAGGTAATCGAAAAGTATTTTTTGTCCACGGTGGAACAGACACAGAGGACAGAGAAGAAATCAGAAGGATTATGGAGTTAGAAAATGATGCCATTATTGTGGCATCTTTTGGTACATTTAGTACCGGTATTAACATTAAGAACCTTCATAATATTATCTTTGCATCTCCGTCTAAAAGCAGAGTGAGAAACCTACAGTCTATTGGCCGTGGACTTAGAAACTCAGAAGGTAAAGAAATTGCCACATTGTATGATATTGCAGATGATATGAGGGTTGGAAAACATATGAATTTTACATTACGACATTTTGTGGAACGAGTGAAGATATATACGGAAGAGAAGTTTCCATTTAAAACTTACAAGATAGGACTAAAAAAATGAACAATGTAAAACTTGTCCGACTACAAAATGGAAGTGATATCATTAGTGTTATAGAAGAAATAATGGAAGGCCATTATCTTTTGACTGACCCAATGATATTTGATGTGACAAACAGAGGTACAACCTCTCACATCATGTTGAGTTTTTTCTTACCTCAACAACTGGTACAAAAGAATGAAGTTATTTTAAACAACAAAGATATTTTGTTTATCACAACACCAACCGAAGACTTTGCTGAATACTATGAAAACTCTGTAGATAATCTCAAAAGAATGGAATCTGAAAGTGAGTTCCATGAAGAAGTTCAAGAAGAACTTAGTGAAAGAATTAAAGGACTAATTGTCCAAGCTTTTGAGAACATGGAAGTTGATACAGAAGGTAAAACAATTCATTAATCTCAATGGTCAACACCGAGACTTTAACACTTGTCAAGCGATTTGTCAACAAAAATTATGGTATATTTGAATGAGCACTAAACATTACATCAACAACGCAGACTTTCTACAAGCTTTAATTGCCTATAAGGAACGTAAAGTTACCAATCCTAATGAACCAATACCAAATTATATTGGTGAATGTTGGATGAAGATTGCCGAAGGACTATCACATAAACCTAACTTCATCAATTATCCTCACAGAGAAGATATGATAGGAGATGGTATTGAAAATTGTCTCATGTACTTTGAGAACTTTGATCCTACTAAGTCAAAGAATCCATTTGCCTATTTCACTCAAATCATATATTATGCATTCTTACGTAGGATTCAGAAAGAGAAAAAACAACTCTATGTGAAGTACAAATCTACGGAACAGCTTGGTATTTTGGATGAATTTGAAATGTTGGAAACTGAGGGTGGTGGTAACAGGCAGTTTGAACTGTATGATAACATTGCTGAGTTCATTGAGAACTATGAAGAAGGCCAACAGAAAAAGAAAGACGATAAAAAGTCTACCAAAAAACCAAAGGGTATTGAAAACTTTTTAGAATGAGATTATGAAAGTCGCACTTATAACAGACCAACATTTTGGAGCACGAAATGACTCAACACACTTTTTGGACTACTATGAAAAGTTTTATAGAGATACTTTTTTTACTAATCTGGATAATTGTGGCATTACCAATTTGCTTATACTTGGCGATACTTTTGATAGACGTA